TTAGGAACGTAGCTTAAGTTGTTAGCAATGTTTCTTCTGGGGTTGGAAATTGTCGCCATTGGTGGCATTGTTCCAGCCTGCTCCTACCTGTGGATCCTCATCGGACGCGAATTAGCGGATGATGCGGTGAACAGTTGGTTGAGCGAAAACAGCGAGAGAACGAGGGCGCAAGCTCTTGTTCTCAAGTCCGAGTTTCAAGGAGCTGAGGTTAAGCCGAAGCATGCTGTGGATAACCACACGCATGGCACAAGCGCAGCCGAACGCTCTACTGCCTCGTTCTTGATGCAACGTGTTGCCAATGGTATTGGGAGGGAAGCCTACTACTACCAGGGCAGCGGGTCAGATTCTAGGTCTGGAAGAGCGTATTCACGTACGTACTTCTGGGCTAAGGACTTGATGGCGCCAAGTGAAACCTTCGCACCTTCTGCCACTGACATTATCTCGATGGTCGACGTTGATTATTACGTCGAAGACCTGGAAGAGATGTTGGTGGCCAGATTTCAACCTTACCTGCTTTACACTCTTGTGCCCAGTTCAGCCGCAAAGGACACCGGTGATTACGATTACCGGTTCCTGAAGGACGGAACTATTGAGTACGGAGTGAGTGGGGGAGGACGCTACTCCCATTCGTTATGGAATTGGGACGGAGACAGCATCCGTGTATTTGACCGTGTGATGGGCGTACCAGTTGGTATGGCCTGCTACGCGGTGGAAAGACGCCAGATGGGACCTGACCACCAAGTGGTCTGCCTCATCCCGCTGTACCGTACCCAGAACCCATTCATGGTGTGGCTCGCGAAGGACCGGCTCCAGGCCCGCACACTGCAGAGATTCAATCCTGTGGTGAACGGATTTGTTAGGTTTTACATCAGTAAGCCAGGGGGGCTCGAAGTTGTCACCGGGAAGACCGGAGAATATACTTCTAGCAGCATTCCTGCAGGTGTGGATTCTAGCATCGCTAGCGCTACCGCTACTCTAAGCGGTAAGTTGACGCTGGCGACTGTAAAGTCCAAGTTGCATGATGGGTGTTCCGAGAAGGAGAGAGACTTTTCGGGCGCCGAGGTTCTACTGGAGTTCCATCAGAAGCGAATGCCCACCAACGAACATGTTTCAATGGTGGATGCCGTTCGTAGATTCCAGTGGATACCTAAGGGTGCAGAATTTGACGCGGACGCCAAACCTGGCATGACACCGTTCATGTTGCCGATTGTTGATGGAGGCTTTGTGCCTGACATCTGCCTCGGCAACGAAAGGCGCTTTGTGGACAAACGGGTGAAGGAGATCGCAAGTAAGGAATTGTTGATGGATTCGTTCATGCTGAAATGCATGAATGAGTTTGTCGAATCATTGGTTCCTGAATATGCGAAACATTCTCTCTTGCCCGTGGAAGTTGAAGAAGTCTACAAGCGTCAGAGCAAGCCAAGTCAACAGGCCATTCTGCGTGAAGCAGAACATGGTACCGCAACATCTGTCACTAAACAGTTCATGAAGCGCGAAGCTTATGGAAGTGTGAATGACCCAAGAGGCATCTCAACAATCAACGGTGTTGATAAGCGAGAGTACTCTAGGTTCTTGTACGCATTTTCCGATGAGATTCTCAAACCTCAGGACTGGTATGCGTTCGGCAAATCACCTAAAGAGGTGGCCGAACGTGTGGCAGAGATAGCCCAGGGGGCTAACGTCCTTCAGAAGACCGATTTTTCCAGGATGGACGGCAGGCATAGCAACCTGTTGTTCTTCCTCGAGAAGCTGGCCATGACGAGGGCTTTCCACCCGGGGACACATGCTCA